TAACTTATAATCTGTAAATTCTGATATCAATTTTGATATCGTAAAATAAATGTAATATATAATCAAGTGTCAGGTCCCAATTCAATTGGTCCAAACCTGCACCTATCAATGGCATTGCCAGTTTAGTGATGTTATTAAACAGCACGTATTCCCTTAATGTGTCTAACGATTCTTCCAATGCTTCGCGCGTTGGTTTTTCCGTGGACCATTCTTTAGTGATCAAATTGACTACTTTTTGACCATCTTCACTAATATATACACCAATCCCACCTACAGCCAATCTTTGTCTGCGTAGGTGGGTTATAATATCAGGATATTTCAAGCGGAAACCCCTTGCAATACCTGTTCCCATTCTTGCATCTTTTGCTACGCAATGGACCAATGTCCATTCCCTTGTAGCATTGAACAGATCTCCATTCATTTCTTCGATTTTGCATTTCATCGCGAAAGGATTTTCGTTTACCGCATCATCGAATTCATCTATTGCGCTTTCTTCTTCTTCATCATCAAATCTGACCACTTCATTGTTGATGTTCACCCTTTGTGGTGTATGATATTTATATCTACCACTGTATTCACCTTCTATCACCAAAGTATCCCCTAAAAGCACCCTTTTAGCCAATATTTCATCCCAGTAATCATATTTTTTAGATAACTGGACTATATTCTTTTCTAAATAATAAATATTATCTATTGCGCTTTTATCGAAGTAATCTTCGCCCATTTCCAACATTACTTCACGAGCTTCACGAGGCGACATACCATTACCGACGAAATAAATGAACATTTGCATTCGGTCTTTCGACTTTAGCCTTTTTTGTATTGTTGCTTCTGCCAAATTGTTTGGCCAGTGAGTAATTGGGATGAAATCCCAAGACTTGTTATAAGATGTATATCTATTCCATATCTTGGCTTCCATTCTTGTCTTTGGACGAGTTTTGTTTCTTTCTGACATCTTACCTACATAATAGAATGAAAAAAAAAAGAGTGTTGTATCGGTGTGAGTGACATATCAATTTCAATAGTACGACTTCTATAGGCCTTATTCGTCTGTGAAACACATACGATTGTTCACGAGCACTTCGCTCGCAGACACTCCTCCCAATTTCCCGTACATTCCTGTCGTGATATTTGCCCATATAACATAATAACCATTGTCTGTTAGCGCTGGTCCACCTGTTTCTGTTTCTGTACCATTGTATCTGATTGGACCCACGTTATTTATTTGATAACGTATTGTTTTTTGTGGGTCGTCTGCATCCACGCTTATTAATTTGTCCATACACACCCGGAAACGACCCATATTCGCTATATTCAATTCTGCGTGTACGCCACTTGTTCCGTTTAACCCTGCGAATACCTGACTCCATGAGATTTCCTTGTCCACCGAATTTACCTGTAAATCGCGTACGATCACTAATCGGAATGTAGTACGCACGTACTGGCGCAATGCGCCTCCCGAAATACCGATTACACTTTCGCCGTATTGCGCGTCTGTGTACGTTTCCTCTTCATTGTTCACCCAGTTTGCACTCAGTGTGATTGTGCCTTTGAGGTATTTCACGTTGATTTTATTCCCGATTCGACTTGTTGCATTTGTACCTTGTGGTACACCTTTCACTAAGTCTTGGACGTACGCAGTAACATCTGTAGCGTTACCCGACCCCCCTGGGAATCGTGTTGTTATCCACGTGTGGCTACTTTGTGCTCCTGTTTTGCTCGAATCGTCCCACGACAACATTGTTTGTGCTGTTTTCATCGACTTGTCGTAGTATTTACGTTCGGTATCTCGGGTATATCCCGTCAACGCGAATTTCGGGCGACTTACTGTGCGTTTTCTCGCATAAGAAGTACGTTTCGCCATTTTACCGTAAGAAGAGCTGCTATAGCTACGAGAACCGCGACCTGTACGAGAGGAGGTAGATTTTTTATAACTTCTTGATCCATACATATTGTATAAATATCTTTACTTTAATATAATAACGGGGTAATATAACAAAAAAACAATTTAACATGAGAACTAACATTGATCGCTATTGCGCACTTTCAATTTACACTTTTACATTTGACTATGTCAATACATAGCCTCCAACTTCTTTGAGGCTCGACTATGCGTTGCCAGCTACGCTGCACTACAGTGAGACCCACGGCAGGGCGGAAAAGAAGTGGAAGGAGGCTATGCCCTAGTATTACCTTCCACTTCTATCTCACAACTTGTATCTCAAGTTTGAGTATCTCTTTTTTTTGTGATATCAAGTGAATTCCTTCACTTATATTACGAAATATCTTCCTATACTTGTGATAGTTCTTTGTACTATTACTGCATTATATATTACTCTGGGCGGCGGTACGCGGTCGGGAGTAGGCTAGCGCGACGGGAGGTTGGTCAAGCTAGTGCCTCGGGCAGGAGTATAAATACTCCCCCTTTATCACTACCGTAGGTCTTACTGTATAACTGTATTTTTATTGTGTATCGTAGTTTATTGTAGATAAAATAATGTGTTATAAAGAAAAATAAGAGTTGTTATCATCAGTTACTGGTTCGTAATTACCAGTAGCTGGATTTAACCAAGTATTTGGTTTTTTCCATTTCCAAAATTCGATCCATTTTTTGGAATTGATTTGCCAATCGTTTGAACCGTCATCCAAACCTGGATTATTAAGTACGGTTAAAACGTTGTCGTCGTTCCACCAGTAAACGACTTTAAATCTTCTAGCAACAGCTTGGAAGCGTGGATCAGTCCAATCTGAATAATTTTCACCACGTTTCCACCACTGGGATGGGTGCCAATTGGTAGTAAAATACATTTTAGTAGCAGCCATCTGAACCACACCACCTTTAATTTCAACTTGTTGTGTTCCAACATTAGTCATATCGTTAAATGCACTAATTTGGCAGAATGAATCACCTTTGAATTCATCCATCAACACGTGTTCTTCACCGGTGTAACCATCCCACCATTTGTGGGTGCAATCTTTGGTGTACATTTCATTATCAACTTCTTCATCACCTAATACCTTAGCTTTAACTTCAGTTGTTTTCCCAACACCTGTTGGACCAAAATATAATTCCAAGTGTCTTTGTTGTTGACCTTGCATAACACCACCTGCTTTTCTAATAGCGACTTGTTCGCGCCAATAAGCACGTTCTGCTTCTTTAGCATCCTTCAATTTCTTTTCAGCCATTAAATCTTTAGCGTGTTTGTTAAATCTTAACACGTGGCCTGGAAATTGTTCCATGACTTCGTCATTAACGCCACCACTTTTGATTATTGCTTCTGCGAAATCATCCAAGTCTGTGCGTTTACCTTGACCTTTTTCATTTGTGCAACTACCTTCAACATAATACACGTGACCTTCTTTACGTGTATCGTCTTTAGTGCAATACTTTACGTTTTGTGCTTTACTTCCCATCGCTTTTTCGCAATGGATTCTGTTATCATTTAAAACGGTTTTAATAGAACCTGTGTATTTTTGACTTTTAAATTCTATATACATCTGCAAATGTTCTGTACCGTTTGCACCCACTTCGCGTTGAAAAACGAAACCTTTAACTTCATTGCAGCTTTTTAATCTTTGTGCGACTTGTTCGTCGCTTTCATTTGGGTTGTTCATGGTAACACACCATTTCATTACCTTTGGCCCCCTTTCTAACTTTTGGCGTTTGTTGTTAACGACAACTGTACCATCCATGCGTTCCACCACTTCATCTTCCAAATCTTGGATTTGGATAGCATTTCTGCGAATTAGTGGGTTTACGCGCATTGGTTCATGTGCTGTGATTACACAATCATCGTCATCATCAACTACTATAGTTGGGCTACGTTTAACGTTAGGCAATAATACTATTTCATCAAATAGATCATCATCATCAACGTCGCTGACATCTGAAATATCAAATTTTTCTATTGTTGGTGGTTGTACTAGCGGAATCTTTGGTGGAGCTATATTATTAGGTGCCATTGGCACTAATCTTGAATAATGTGAACTTGCATTCATAGTTAATGGCGAGAACATATCGTTGCCATCTTCATATTTCTTAGAGTTCATTTGTCCTATAATATTGTGATAAAGAGTGATGGATTAATCAGGATGAGTTGTATATACATAATATCAATCTAATTACCAGACGGTTAGTATAACTGTCGACATAACTACCCCAATTTGCTGTTTGGGGGTTTACCCTTCCTTTTTCCCCATTCCAGTACTGGAATTTACCTCCACATGTTCCACATGTTGGCTACGTGGTACCACGTCGGTCGACGTCGGTCGACGTCGTCTTGTACCAACTACGTCGGTCGACGTCGTCTTGTACCAACTCTTGTACCAACTCTTGTACTAACTCTTGTACCAATACTACAAATAGACATTCATCACTTATACACTATTGCGCTTTTATTAACTTATAATCTGTAAATTCTGATATCAA